GATGGGAGTTCCTTTTGGCCCTGCGGGAATAGTGGTAGGAGGAATAGCAGGAGGAGCTATTGGTACGTTTGGTGGTTCTTTATTGTCTGACGTAGTTTCAGAAGACGAGTTAGATTTTGCAAAAGCAACAGAAGAAGCTTTGTTCTCTGCTGGTTTTGATGTAGCTACGTTAGGCGCTGGTAAATATGTAAAACCTGGATATTTCGCAGCTAAAGAAGCTTTAGGATTTACGCCAAAAGAAGTAGCAACAGATATTATTAGAACGGCAAAGCAAGGACAAGAAACAGGCACTGTAGAATCTCTAAAAGCTACTCAAGAGATTCTTCAAGAAAAAGGTGCTAGTCTTACTAGATTCCAAACTGGACAAGCATCTGCTATAGAAGTTTTCTCAGAGAAACTAGCCAATGCAGGTATTTTTTCTGGAAAAGAAGTAGCAGACAATGCTATTAAGGTTAATTCTGCTGCACAAGAGGCTTTGAACGACATTGCTAATAAAATTGACTATACCACAGGAAACGCTCCCGTGGACATAGGCGAAGCAATGATAGATGTCGTAACAGCGGGTAAAAAAGCTTTAAGCAATACTTATGGAGAAGGGTTAGATCAAATTAGTTCTAAAGTAAGAAAAAAGAAAGTAAACACATCAGGCATAAAAAAGCGTCTCCAACAGTTCGTAAAAGACAATAGCGAGATAACACAAGGCTATGTAATAGAAGACGGTAAGCGAGTTTTAAAGAAAAAATCAGAAGTTTTACTAAACAAAGATACTCTTAAATACATAGATGAAAGCATTAACGGTGTTTTAGAGTTGAGTCAGTTGTCTGCTGAAGGTCTGTTGCGTTTAGATAAAAAAATAGCTGCTGATATTAGACAGTTTGGTGATGTTCGCTCTTCAAACTATAACTCTGTGGCTGATAGAGAGATGGCAGAACTTACTAATATTTTAAAAGACTCCTTTATAAACACGCTCAAACAGGCAGACCCTAAAGTAGCGGAAGAGTATGCTGCTTTAAAAACTGCTTACAAAGAAGGAATGTCTGGTCTGTTACCCGAAGTAAATAAAAACTTAATAAAGAACGCTGAAGCAGGTTCTTACGATCAGCTAGGGAAAATGTTAGTAGATCAAAAAAACGTAAGTAAAATTAACAACTTTATGAAAAGCATAGATGAAGCTTACAAGCAAATAGATAAAAGCAAAGAAGGTGTTGCTAATATTGCTTATGCTACAGCTAAAGACGCAAAACAAGCTATAAAGCAAGGGTTTTTGGCTAATACAGTTCCTAAGCTTAATGACGAGGCGTTTGATATACAAGAGTATGCTAAATTAGCTGCACAGTTTTCTAAACCATCAGAAGCGGCTCGTTTAAAGTCAGTAATGGGAGAAGACTACAGTAGAGTAAAGCAAATATTTAATCTATTTGCAGAGGCTTCTAAAAAACCTGAGAGCAACGTAGGTACTCTAGTTCTCCGTTCTAAAGAATATGGTGCTTTAGGTACTTTAGCTTTAGGCGCGACTACTGGAGGCGTGGGAGCAATAGTTGCGTCAGGGGCTGTACTGGCTAGTCCTATTTTTCTAGCTAAAATGGCAGCAGACCCAAAAGCAGTTAATAAATTATTAGCTTTTGAGAAGATGACTTTTAAAAACGATGAACTTAGGGAGAAAGCTGCTGCTTTAATAGTTAGTGATGTAGTAGATAAACTTACTGAGGAAGAACAACAAGAGGTAAAAGACTACTTCAGAGCGCAGTAACAAAAAAGCCCTGTGCAGTCATCTACACAGGGCTTTTTAGTACCTACAATCTACACTATCTCACATGCGCCTCCTACACATGCTAATTCCTGGCTACCTGTGGTGTTGTCTTCCTGTTCAAACTCACCTAGCCCTTCCCAGTCTACTTTAGGTACAGTAGCTAACAACTCCTTGTACTTCACCTCGTCAATCTCTTCATACGGAGCCTGTTGATATACATGATCACTATATGGAAGCAAGCTAATACCACTGCACAGATCAAAGTTATCCCATATCCATTGCGCTATCTGCAAGAACTCACTGTCTGTATAATAAACTGTAATGCTTGGTTTATGTTCACACCAATGGTTCTGATATGCTTTCCAAAGTTCTAGCTGTTGCATTGCACCTACTTCACTGACAGTCACAGACTTCTTAGGTGCTTTCACAGGGAAGCTAAACACAGATGATGTGGGTGACATAACATCCTGCTCTACTGGGAATCCTTTTGATTCCATAAAGACCGCAAGTGGGTCTTTCTTGTCACTACGTACTCTTCTAATATAATGCTTAGAGAAGCGAGGATGAATACCAGAAGCACTATCCACAAGCTGAGATACCGTACCAGACGGCTTAACACATGTAATAGCAGCAGACTGGTTAATACCAAGCTTCTCAGCCCATTTCTTATTAGTATCCACGCAGACATCTCGTACTTCCTCTAGCCACTTGCTTAAATCTTTAGACTCTCCTTTGCTCAACAGGTAGTGATCCATTATGCCTGTCATGCTAACGCCTAGTAGTGCCTCTTCCTCTGTGTTCTTCTTCCAACAGTTACGCAGGTAACGGAAGTCAGTCAGTGTAGCCTGTAGCGTACCAATGATTGCCGCCATCTCTGCCTTCTCTTTAAGCGTAGCGAGTGTATCGTCTTCACGTACAACAATCTCTGACAGGTTACAGAACTGGTTACTACGCAATATAATCTCAGAGCATGGGTTAGTACCAAAGTCCTGATCAGCATCCCTGCGTCCATTACGTGCTGCAATCTTCTGTGCTGCTACACGGCTAAAGATACCACGCTCACCTGCCTTGCTCTCGTACATCGTCTGCATCTCTGACAGGAAAGACTCAAAGTCAGGCTTCTCTGTGTACGCCACACTGTTGTTAGCAAGCCTACGATGCCCTTCGTTGCGCCACCAGTCACCAGCTTTGGCTCTAGCCATACGTTGATCTGACAGGTTAGACAGGCTAATCAGGGCTGATCTACGCACACCACCGACTACTACAATGTCAGCAATCTTACAGACAACATCGTGGCATTCGATACTGGTTAGCTGTCTTCCCTTGGCTTTCTGAAACACCTCTACACAGAAGTTAAACAGATCAATCAACGGCTCTGGCCCTGACGCTCTACCGCCAAAGGTCTTTAGTCGTGCGCCTGATGGACGTATTCTGCTCATGTCCCACTGAGGTATCTTACCTGCGTATAGCATAGCAATTAACTCACGGAATGCTGATGCCCAACCAATCTTACTATCGCTAACAACAACTACACTGTCTGTCTTGTGGAATGACTCAGCAATTGTAGGTAGCTTGTTAATGAAGTTACGCTCTACACTAAACCCTACACCTGTGCCACACATTAGAACATACATAAGTTCGTCAAAGCTACGTGGTGAGTCAATGGCTAGGTAGCTACAGTTAAAGCCTGCTACGTTGTCCTTGTCTAAGGCTTCGCCTGCTGTCATCATGCAACGCATACTAGGCATTACTTCTAGGTTGTGGATGGCGTTAAACATCTTGCTACTGGTCTTCTGATCTAGCTGTCCACGATCAACCCAGAAGCTGACGTAACGGTTCACTGTCTCAGCCCATGTCTCTCTGCGTCCTGCCTCTGGTAGCCAACGTGCGTAGCGGCTCTTGTGTATAAACTGTTGATACTGATCCATTATTATGCTCCTGTTCCGTTACACTTAACACACATCGCTATGCCTTTATGAGGTACTTCACTATCTGGGTCAAAGCCCTGTAAGCCTGAACCTGAACAACTACTACACCCTGTTATTAAGTCTCCGTTTTCGTCTAAAAAACTCCAATCTGTAGACATTAGTTATTCTCCTTCGTTTTCAAATATTACTGCTTGTGTTAGACGGCCTAAGTACCACTGACACTTCTGTAGGTCTTCTACCTGCTTACCTTTGTAGTCATAGCGCCAGAGGTACTTCATGGCGTTGCCTTTGAGGTAGCCTTTGAATGCAACACTGGACATGGACTCCTCTATTGCTACGATACACTCAACAGCACCAGTGTTGTAATGGTCAGGGTTGTTGACTACATCTTCTTCTTCATTATCCCAAGAACTATGGGCGGCTTCTTCCTCTGCCATAGTAGCCCAAGGCTCTAATCCTGTCTTGGCTGTTGCTCTATCCCAGTCAAACCTGGTTGCTTCGTTAATACTCATATTAAAATTCCTTTGCTAATTCATCTAGTCTATCGTTGATGCGGTCA